TTGTTCGATCTTCCTCAACAACATCTCCTTCGCCTGTATCCCGCCCTCAATCATTAAAATAGTTTTTGTCTCTTCTTCTAATACTTTTTGTGCTTGATTTCTAGTTTCAACGTGTTTTGCTAGTTCTTCTTTCCATTGAACTAACTGTTTTTCAATAATAGCTTTCATAAATTAGACGATAGTAAGAGTTTCTCCTGCTCCTACAGTAACAGTAACACCGCTATCTATAGTGATAGGACCAGCAGACATAGCATTTTTGCCGTTAGTAATAGTATAGTCAGTTGTTACATTCTGACCATTCTCGTAAAATATTTCATCTGATCCACCACCTGTAGCTCCAGCAGATATACCTGTAAGATTCGATCCATCAACAGCAGGGAGTGTAGAAGGAAAACGTGCATCAGGGATAGTTCCAGCATTTAGATTGCCAGCATTTCTATAATAAGAGCCTTCTTGACCATCTAATAAATCTGCATCTAACCCACTGCCAGAACCATCATTATAAGCGTTCCAAATTTTATAATATGTTGAGCTATCAGGAGAGAAATCAATATCATCTTTTATTCTTATTTGAGAACTATCTTCTTGGTTTGTTAGTTTTAAACTACCAGCAGAGTCCCATTGAATAAAAGCTTTCTCAGTTGAACTTTCTTTAAAACTTATATAAGGATTACTTGAACCAGAAAGTATAATTTTTTGATCTGTAGATGAATCAAATGTATAAGTAGCACCTGTTAATGTGTCGCTTGCATCTGCCCTTACAAACTGAGTTGAATCCAAACTGTCTAAAGTCGCTGCGTTACCGCCATCAGCAGAGGTTATATATCCAGCACCGTTTGTAAGCTGATTAGTGTTTGTGACATTAGTAGCACCAGCAGCAATTCCATCTAGTTTGTTTTTAAGAGTTGTTGTAAAATTGTTGTCTGTTTGACTTGCTACAACAAAATCTAATATTCCACTACTGTCATCATACGAAACTGAAATACCTGTCTCCGTATTACCAGAAACCATACCGCCAACAATATCTTGGACTTGTTCATTGGTTAGAGTTGCGGTTATATAGCCAGCACCATTTGTTATTGCATTATTGTTCAAAGAAATATTTGCGGTTCCATCAAAACTAACTCCTGCGATAGTTCTTGCAGTTTCTAAAGCTGTAGCTGTAGCGGCATTTCCAGAAGTGTCTTGATTTCCAGAAGTATTGACACCTGGAAGATTTATATTAGCTGATCCATCAAAACTGACACCACCAATATTTCTTGCAGTTGTTAATGTCGCAGCAGACCCCGTTGTATCTTGATTAAGTGTTGCAACCCTAGCTGCTGCAAGCGTTCCAGAGGAAATGTTAGAAGCATTTGTGGTGTCTGTGGTGGCAGAAGCCGCAAGGCCAAGCATTGTCCTTACTGCACTTGGAGCTATCTCTTCAATAATTCCTGCACCACTACTATCTCTACCTAAAAGTCTATCTGTTGCTGATACATTTTGAATTTTTGCATAAGTAACAGCATCATTATCAATAGTAAATACAGATCCAGAACTAGATACTGTAATATCTCCTTTATCTCCATCTTCTACTCCACCACTTACTGAAACTACAGATCCAGCATCATTTTTAGTAAATAATTTAGCTGTATCAGTCCGTATCGCTATTTCGCCAACTGAAAGATCAGATGTACCTGGATCGCTACCAGAACCTCTTTTAAATTTAATTGTGTTAGCCATTGGCCTTGCCTCCTAATAGCTATTTTTTAATAAGATCCACCGTCTATGTCGAAACTAGATGCACTTTCATCTTCTAAAAATGTAACTAGGTCAGATAGTGCAACTTGTTTCATCGTTCCAGCATCGTTCATAACCATACGATCTGCTGCTGCTAAAGTTGTAGAAGTCGCAGATGTATCACCATCCATGATATTCAACTCAGCAGTGCTTACTGTCGCTCCATCAAGAATTGCCACTTCAGTTGAAGTTAAGGCTGCTAAAGCAGCAGAAGCACCTGATTGGCAACCAGATAAATTATCAAGATCTGCGTCATAGGCTTGAACATTAGTTCCGATAGCTAATCCTAAAGCGGTTCTAGCTGCACTTGCACTTGTAGCACCCGTTCCACCATCACTAATAGCAAGTGTCCCTGTTATAGAACTAGCAGCAAGATCAACAGCAACTTCAGTAGATTCAATAACAAGTCCACCATTTGCTTTCAAGTCAACAGAAAGTGTATTACCTGATTTATCTAGGCCATCTCCTGCTGTAATCTGACCAGCACCAGAGAACTGTGCAAAGGTAAGATTATTTGTTCCTGTGACGGCTGAACCTTTATTGCTAGTACAGACGAAGCCGTTATCCGCATTAACAGTTCCCTGTTCTACGAAAGTGAACATTCCTGCTGCATCTGAACCAGCAGCTAAGTCATCTGCTCTAGCTGGTGACGATCCAACAACGTAAATACCGTTTTGAGATGCAGTAGACTGATCTTTTACAAGGACTCTATCGTTAGTCGAGAGAGTAACACCATCTAGCGTATCTCCATTGTTAAGTGCAGTAGCTATTGTAATATTTCCTGTAGTAGCTGCTACGCATGAACCTTTAACATCAAGACCTTGTGAAGTAGCCTCTACAAATCCCTTTGTTGCTGCATCTTGAGCATTTACGGGGTCAGCTACGTTAGTTATTGTTTGACTATTTAATGAAACTGAACCTGTTGGTGCAGCCATTTGATCTAATCTATTTGTTCTTACACCTGTATCGAAGTCACTTATTTTTGTATGAGCTAACGAAGGTACATCAGCAGCTACCATAGCTCTGAATGTTGCAGCACCATTACTACCATTTGGTGCAGCTAAAAATGTATTTTGTGTTCTACTCGTAAATAAATCAGCAAAACTACCCGATCCACCAATCGCTTCAATAGTCGTAGCGGAACCTCCCGACCCCCCTGTGCCCACTCCCACAAATAGTTTTTTACTGCCTTCAGCAAAAGCTAATTCAGCATTTTCTAAACTGCCTGGTGCAGATGATCCTGTAGATCTTTTAATTCTAATCGTGTTAGCCATCAGAAGTTTCCTCCATCAACGAGTGTAAGTTTGGTAGTAGTGTTGTCTGCCTTAAATGTATCAGAACTTGAGTCATAGTAAACAATAGAATCATTTACCTTACCAGATCCATCAAAGGTAAAGCCAGCAGCAGCAGGACCTTGAGGTCCAGCCGTGGTCAATTCTACTGTTACAACATCAGAAACTTGACTGACGGTAACTCGATTAGGACTGCTCATGCTGTGTATCCTTCACTTATAAATAGTTTACCCTCTAAATAATAGTTTTTGCTACCTCCTGGTTCTGTTAACAATACGTCATAAAATAAAACATTTGGAGTAAAAGTAGCTGTATCTGTATCTGTCAAATTCATATCAATAATTCCATTAGTTCTATCTGTATAAGTTATAGCCCAATCTGCATATTTTGTGGAACGTGATTCATCATAAACTTGTGCAGCAACAGTATATCCAGTTAAATTTATTGCCGATCCAGTAGAATCTTTAAATGTTAATTTAATAGGAAAGTCTGCTCTCCTATCAACAGTAAAATTCTTTTTCCCTGGAATTATTGCCATTAACCTGTTATTTCCATGAGTGTGAAAGTTGAAACGTGCCTACCTCCAATATCATCGCTTCGATCATTTGCAGAACGATTAATAAACAGAGCCGTATTATTGTCATTTATAAAAAATAATTTGTAAGTAATCGCAGATGTTGTGGCTGGCGAATCTAAAGCAATAAACGTAGCAACATCAGCTTGGTTTTCATCTGAACAAAAACCTAAACCAAAAGTTCCTCTTTGTCTACTACCACTAGCATCACCCCGAAAAATATCAGTAGAACCTCTTTTTAATCTTCCTTTATATGTCGTTCCAGTTGATCCATAGGTTAGTGAAACGATAATTAAAATTTTACTTGAATTACTAGATGGAGTAATTGTTGGCTGAAAGCCTGTAAATTCTATTTCTGTTTCATTAGAAGTAAAAGAAGCAGTATCAGTTTTTGTCAATGTCACAGTTTGAATTATTCCACCACCAGCAGCACCTGATGGTAAACCACCAACAGGAACAATAGAATTTACTTTAAGTTGACTCATAATTAACTAGGCTCCGTTGGAAAAGTAACTGATGTCATATCTAAATAACCATCAGTAATTTTTGGAGTTGAAGAGGCTGGTAAGTCTCTTAAAGCTTGACGATAAGTTTTCCAGGCATCAGACATTGTTAAATCTGAGTTAGCCCTCCAATCACAAGCTGCTAATCTTTTATCTCTTTCTGCTCTCAAAAGCTTCATTGGTTTTTCGTTATCAAGTCTTATTATTTCAGCTTCAACCTGTTCCTTTGTTGGTTGTGTTTCTGAATTTAACCATTGGATTTGATCGTAGTCATTATTTATACATCTAAATTCAACTTTAGGAGAAAGCGATGTTATAGCAGTTGAAATAGAAGTCATATTACTACCTCCTGTGCAATTAAAATTACTGGAGTTCTTGAACTATAAGAGACATTATCATCTTCACTTTGACCAAAAAATATACTTCCATCACCTCCATTTTCTCTTCTATATCGAAATCCATAAGTTTGTTGAGAAGTACTTGAAGGATCATCGTAACCAAACATAGTCATACGGTAAACATCATTTGCATCTTGACCATTATTGGGTCTTGCTACATAGTCAGCTATATGTCTAGTGCCATCGGGAGCACTACTTGAAATAGTCGCAGCAGAACCAGAAGTAAATTTCATAATTTGTGCCATAAAAACTGTATTATTAGCTCCGTTCATCGTTCCCGCAGCACTAATAGTTAAAAATATTCTATTAGCTGAGTTTATTGGAGTAATTTGGACTCTATAATCTGATGAAGGTTCGGTAAATGATGTTGTATTTAGAGAAGATGTTGTATCACTTTTTACCACTACGGTTTGAATAACATTACCTTTATCTTTAACGATAAGCTCTTGTCCAGCTACGTCCGTTAGTTTATCAACTTTTAATGTACTCATGGTTTTGGATTAGCGTCTTTAACGGCTTTTATGTGAGTTGCCCATGTGCCAGATGTTGTGACAGTTCCAGCTACTATATCCTTATATAACATATCTAACTGATCTCCTATAGAAGCGTAGGTGGTCGAACCATCAGTTGTTCGGTCAGTTTTATATTTAACAGCAGCAGCTTCAGCGTCTAGTGTGGCTCGTGCAGCGTCAATTTTACTTTGGTCAAGGCCAACAGAATTACCGCTTGCATCAAAAGCACCAGCACTATCATCAATTTGAACTACTGTTCCTGCATATGCTTTATAAATCGCTTCGTGATCTAAGGCCATAATCAGTTTTTAATTAAATTATACATGGAAGTAATCATGCTGACACCTCCATAACAGTAATGTTGCTAACACAACGAGTATGATCGCTATTATCTGTGTCATTTTCTGACCTGTTAACACAATAAAGAACGCCATTTCCAGCACTCGGTTGAACCATTTGAGCCTGATAAGTTATAGCACTTGTTGTAGCTGGCGAATCTAAAAACTTTGTGTTCACAGATAAAATTATAAATGTAGAACCACCTCCATCGCCAGTGTAAGCCGTGCCAGAAAATGAAGATGTTTGTCTATTGCTTGCAGTATCAGCAAGACCAATAACAGTTGAAGAACCTGATATTGTTCTTTTCATTTTAAACGAACCACCCATGCCGTTATGGGTATGGCCACAAAGATCACATTGAACTAAAATTTTACTTGATGCAGATGTTGGAGTGATACTTACACTTAAACCTGTGATGTCATGCGTTCCTGAGGAAGTAGAACTAAAAACATCAGTCTTATAGGCTTGTTTAATTTGAATTATCCCACCACCACCGCCTGTTGGTACACCTGCAACTGGTATTATGCTGTTGACTTTTAATGTGCTCATAGTTTAAACGACTGTCCAGGTTTCACCAGCACCAACTGTAACTGTTACCCCTGATTGTATAGTAATTGGACCAAAGCTGCCAGCATTTTGTCCATTAGTAATAGTATAACTCTGAGTTACTGTTTGGTCGTTTTCCCAAAAGATATTGTCACTTCCAGCACCTTGAGCACCTGCTCCAGCAGCAGCCCAGCTTAGCGTTCCAGATGCGTCAGAAACAAGAGCATATCCAGCAACAGAAGCATCAGCAGAAGGTAGTGTCCAGGTAAGGCTAGAAGAAACTGTAGTTGGTGCTTGAAATCCTACATAATGACTACTATCAGCATCAGCAAAACGTAAATCATTATTTCCTTGAAGTGTTAATCCATTAGCGTCAAATATCATCTGCTCTGTACCGCTAGAAGAAAATCCCATCACATTGGCAGATTTTCTAAATAAACCTAAATCTGTATCTGTGTCAAAACTTATTGCAGGAGCAGAGGCAGTTCCAGCGTTATCTGCTAAAAATGCACCTGTCATAGTACCGCCAGATTTAGATAGTAAACCTAAATTTGCCTGATCTATATTTCCTATCTCAGTAAAACCACCATTACTTGAATTTCTTATTTTTAAAATATTTGTGGTGGTATTTAAAAAAGGCATACCAGCTACGCATTGACTCGAAGCTAAATCAGTAGACTTTGAATTACTTGATTGGATCGCAGCAAAAACATTATTAAGGTCAGTTCTTACATTCGCTCCAGAAGCATTTTCAATAGTGTAATTAGTTACGTCAGCCACAATTAAATACTATTTTTCTCCATG